TGCTCAAGGATCACATTATTTACCTGATAATTGGAAGAATGGCTTTAAACTAGCCAAAAAGATTGCAAAATTTGATAAACAAGACTAATGAAAATAGGTAAGTACAAAATAAATATAGAAGTAGACAATCAGAAAGCTAATCAAGAGCTACAAGAAACAGCAGATGAGCTAAAGAAAGTTGAAACTAACATGGATGATGTAGCTGAGACTGGTGATGCCTTAACAGGTGGTCTTGTTACATCTTTTAAAAATGTACAAAAAAGTATAGGAACAGCAATCAGAAGCCTAAAAACTCTAAAAGGTGCATTAATAGCTACAGGTATTGGTGCATTTGCACTTGCAATAGGTGCAGTTACAGCAGCATTTACAAGTTCAGAGGAAGGTCAGGACAAATTTATTAAACTTACAAAACAGATTGGTGTAGTTGTAGGTAATGTTACAGATATACTTGCAAGTTTTGGTACTGCTATTTTAAATGTAGGTAAATATTTAGGTGCAAAATTTAGAGGTGATGCTGAGGGTGCAGCTGCTGCTGTAGATGGTATTAAAGATAGTTTTAAAGAAGCTACTGATGGTATTAAAAACTTTGGTGAAGAAACTAGGAGAGAAATTGAAACTGTAGGTAAACTTGCAGATGCTCAAGCTAAAGGTGATAGAATACAAAGACAGTTAATAGTTGAAAGAGCAAAAGCAGATAGAGATAGAGCTGAATTATTAGAAAAGGCTATTGATATTGAAAACTATAATGTAGAACAAAGAATTGCATTTCTAGAAGAAGCTAGTGCATTAGAAGATGAGATTACACAAAAAGAAATCAACTTAGCACAACTAAGATTAAACACTAAAATAGAAGAAAACAAATTATCAGGATCTACTAAAGAGGATTTAGATGAAGAAGCACAATTAAGAGCAGATCTTATAACATTACAAACAGCTCAACTTACAAAACAAAAAGAAGTAACATCTCAGATTATTGCATTTAGAAATGAAGATAAAGCAAGAAAAGATGCAGATAAAGCTACAGCAGATGCAGAGGCACAAGCTGAACTAGATGCACAAAATGCTTTTTTTGAAGCACAAAGAGAAGCTATAGCTGTAAATGAAGATGCAAGAACACAATTAGAAATAGAGAAAACTCAAGAAAGATATGATGCCTTAATTGAACTGGCTAAAAAGTATGGAGGAGATGTTGAAGCACTAACACAAGCTAGAGTAGAGGCAGTTGCTGCTATTGAAGAAAAAAGCCAAGATGAAACTGGTGAAATAGTAGAAGGAGGTGAGAAATTTAAAGTAGATACATTACTTAAGTTTACAGCATTAGGTATAGGTATATTAACAGAGGGATCTAATGCAGCTAAAGCACTAGGTATTGCACAAGCATTAATATCTACATATGTTGGTGCAGCAGATGTTTTAAAAACTGCTCCTACATTAGGTGCTAAGATAGCAGGAGTTGCTACAGTATTAGCTACAGGTTTCCAACAGATAAAAGCTATAAGACAAACAAATATACCAGTATTAAGTGTTGGAGGTGTAACAGGTGCATCAGGATCATCACCTGCACCACAAATACAGCCACCATCATTTAATGTAGTAGGTGCATCACCTTTAAATCAATTAACAGAAGCTATAGCAGGTCAAAAACAAGAACCTGTAAGAGCATATGTGGTTTCTAATGATGTAACTACAGCTCAAAGTGTAGATAGAAACATAGTACAAACAGCAGGAATTTAAAAAAACTAAAAATTAAAGAATTATAATAATATGAAGATTGTAGAATTAATATTAGATGAGGAATTAGAGTTTAATGGAGTAGATGCAATATCTATTGTAGAGAATCCTGCAATACAAAGTAATTTTGTAGCATTAAAGGATCATGAAGTTAAACTAGCTGAGGTATCAAAAGAGAAAAGACTTCTACTTGGTCCTATACTAATTCCAAACAAGCCTATACTAAGAAATGGTGATGATGAAGATTACTATATCTACTTCTCTAGAGAAACAGTAGAGAAAGCTAGTCAGATGTATTTAAAACAAGGTAATCAAGGTAATGCATCACTAGAACACCAATACAGTCTAAAAGGTTTAACTCTTGTAGAATCTTGGATAGTTGAAGATACAGTACATGATAAGAGTAGATTATATGATAATACTAAAGAAGTTCCACTAGGTACATGGATGGGTGCTATTAGAGTAGATAGTGATGAAGTATGGCAAGACTATGTAAAAAATGGAGCTGTTAAAGGTTTTTCAATAGAAGGTTATTTTGCAGACAAATCTGAGAGACCAAAAGAAGCTATAGATGACTTCCTAAGCCAATTAGAGGCTGCTGAGGCAGAGTTTCTACTATCAGAGATAGAAAATGCTTTAAATGAAGAAGAAGTGGCTTTAGAGAGCTTTAATGACTATCCTGATGGTGTAGCTAATAATGCTAAAAAAGGAATAGAGTTAAATGAAAAGATAAATAACAGATGTGCAACTGATGTTGGTAAGATTAGAGCTCAACAACTTGCACAAAAAAAGAATATTACTCTAGAAACTATAAAAAGAATGTATAGTTACTTATCTAGAGCAGAGGGACAGTATAGACAAAATGAAAATGATTCAGAGGCTTGTGCTAATATATCATACCTATTGTGGGGTGGGTTAGCAGCACTAGGATGGAGCAGAAACAAACTAAGAGAATTAGGAGAGTTAGAGCTTGAGACTATTGTAGTTGATGATGACTTTGCAATAATTGATGATAGATTAGCATATTCCTCTTTAGAAAAAGCTGAGGAAATGGCTAAAAATATAGGATGTGAAGGTGTGCATATGCATGAGTTAGATGGGAAAGAGTGGTTTATGCCTTGTTTTCAACACCAACTTAAAGAACCATGTCAATCAGGATATGAGATGTATGGTTTTAAAATTAAAAATGGAAAGAGAGTTCCAAATTGTGTACCAATAAGATCATAAATATGCCAAGTAAATACAAACATAAGAAGAAGAAAAAGAAGTAATGCCTAGAAATAGAATAGTAAGTACAGTAAGAGTAGAGAAACCTAAGGTTAGAAGAAAAGGAGTACATGCTAAGACTAAGAGCAGTAAGCTAAAATCTAGTAAGAACTATTTAAAAAGATACAAAGGTCAAGGAAAATGAGAAGAACAAGAAAAAATCCTTATCCATCTTACACAAGTCCTATAAGATCACAAAAGGGATGTTTGTGTGATGACAATACATATCATCCTGAATGTTGTGATGGTACTATGTGGGCACAAGGTATAGGTATTACAGAAGCAGCAGCAGTAGTAGAGGATTTCATCTTACAAGAAAATAGTGATTATTTATTACAGGAAAACAATTATAAAATTAAACAGTAATGGCAAATAAGAAAATATCAGAATTAACATCAGCTAGTACACTAACAGGAGCAGAAGAATTTGCAGTAGTACAAAGTGCAGCTACAAAGAAAACAACATTATCTACAATTCAAACTAAAATAGTAACAGCAGTTGCAAAAACTTATATTACTCCTACTAGTTTAACTTGTAGTGCTACAAATAATGTTGATTTAAATGATTCTACATATGATAGTGTAGAGTTATTAAAACTAAGTTGGAGTGGAGGTGCAGGATCAATGACATTAACATTACCTGATGCTACTACAACTAACAATACAAACAGATTACTGAGAATTATTACTGATACTAGTTATGAAACATCTACTAGATCTCATCTTACACCAAGAGCAGGTCAAACACTAGATGGCTCATCTAACTACTATGAGATTAATAAAGAATATGAAGGTATTACTGTTTGGAGTGATGGGACTGAATGGTTTGTAATTCAGAAAAAAGCATAGAAAATATAAATTTTTAATCCTATATAATTATATAAACATGAAAGCAACTGATACATTAAGTAAAATTAAAAACATCTTAGGCATGGAGTTGTCAAAAGAAGAAGTTAAGGATGTAGAAGTTAAAGCAGAAGAAGTTGTTTTAGCTACTGCAAACTTAGAAAATGGAACAGTCATTGAAGCTGAGGAATTTGCAGCAGGTAATGAGGTCTTTATCATCACAGAAGATGAGAAGGTGCCAATGCCTATTGGAAGTTACACTTTAGAAGATGGCAAAACAGTTGTGGTTGAAGAAGAAGGTATAATAGCTAGTATATCTGAAGCATCTGAAGAAGAAGCATCAGAGGAGGAGATGGAAGCATCTGAGGCTAAACCTGAGGACTTAGCTACAGAGTTTGCTACTAAAGAACAGTTTGATGAACTGAAAGCTATGGTTGAAGATCTAACAGTAAACCTTAGTGAAGTGCTGAAAAGCAAAGAAGTGGAGTTAAGTGAAGTAAAAGTGAAGTTATCAGAAACACCTGATGCTGCTCCTTTAAAACACACTCCTGAAAATAAATCAAGTAATGACTTTTATCATATTGCATCAGAAAGAACTGAGACAAGACTGGATAGAATCATGAGAAAATTAAGTGAATAATAAATTTTAAAAATCAAAAAAAATGAGTAAACCAACTATAACTACAACTTATGCAGGAGCTAGTGCTAAAAAATTTATAGCTGCTTCCTTGCTAGAGGGTACAACATTGGCTAATGGTGGGGTAACTATTATGCCAAATGTAAAACACAAAAGTGTTATACAAAAAGTGGATGTCTCAGGCTTAATTGCTAATGCAACTTGTGATTTTACAGATGCAGGAACAGTAGCAATTTCTGAGAGAATCATTACACTAGAAGAATTCCAAGTAAATGTTAAATTCTGTACTAAGCAATTTGTTGATTCATGGGAATCTGCTGAGCTAGGTGCATCTACATTTAAGAACATGCCATCATCATTTGGGGACTTTATCATTGGTCACTTTGCAGATCAAATTTCAGCTTCTGTAGAAAGTAATATATGGGCTGGATCTAATTCTAATGCAGGATCTATAGATGGATATGAAACATTATGGGCTGCTGATACAAATATTGTTGATGTTGTTGCAGGGACTGTAACTGCTTCAAATGTAATTACTGAGCTAGGTAAGATCCTAGATGCTGCACCAAATACAGTATATGGTAAAGAAGATTTAACTCTATATGTCTCTAGAAACATTATGAAAGCATATGTTAGAGCTTTAGCTGCACAAGGTGGTGGTTATGAAAACAGAGTGAACATGTGGTATGATATGAATACTCCATTAACATTTGATGGTATTCCTCTATTCTTAGCAAATGGTCTATCTGACAATACTGCTGCACTAGCACAAAAATCTAACCTATACTTTGGTACAAATCTAGTTGATGATATGAATCAAATTAGAGTAATTGATACATCTGAAACATTAGGTGATCAAAATGCAAGATTTGTTGCAAGATTCTCTTATGGAATCCAATATGGTATTCCTACTGAGATTGTATTCTACTCATAATTTTGAGTAACAGATAAAAGGGAATAATAATCAGTATATGGGAGGTGTAAAAGCCTCCCCATACTTAAAAAAATAAAAATAATATGAGTTGTGCATTAACAAAAGGTAGAATAGTACCTTGTAGAAATAAATCAGGATCAATCAAAACTGTATACTT